ATAATCATTCCAAGTTATTTGATATTGTGTGCCAAGATAATAAATTTGACCATCATCTGATTTTTTATGAAAGTGGCCTGATATAACTTTTTCAAATCTTTTAAATAATTGTTTTTCTAAACCATGGTCGTTAAAATGACCTTTATGCATTTGAAAACCTTTGACTTCTAAATGACCCATACAAATTTGTGATTGTGATTGAGATATTGTCTTAATAGATTCATCATAGATATCATCACATATCCACGGCACTAATAATATAGGCAGTCTACCAAATGTAACTGTTGTAGGTTTTTCGTATATCCAAGGTTCAAATTTACCATCGAATGTGGTAATCAATTGTTGTAATGCATTAACTGAATTTGTGTTCTTATAATAGGTGTCATGGTTACCCAATATAACATGAGTATCTATTCTCATATCATAAAGTCTTTTCCAAAACTTCTCTTGAAAGTTGTGTGCCACTTTATAGTTGATAAATTTTCTTCTATCAACCACATCACCTAAATGAATTAGGTGTTTAATATTGTTTTCCTTTAGATAAGGAAAAAACAATTCATCATAAAATCTGTTTTGATAGTCCATAAAATGAGGACTATCGTTACGACACCCAAAATGAGTATCGTTCAATAAAGCTATTTTCATATTGTTATTCTATAAATTTATCAAGTTTGCCTTTCCTTTTTCTTGTTGTTTTCTTTTTAACAACAGGAACATCTTTAGGGTCGGCATTCCTTTGTAGAAATTCAGAAAATTGATTTCTAAATTGTCTATCTTCACCATCATTCAAAGTCATATCATCATAGTTTCCTTCCATGATTAATCTATTCTTAATTGTAGTTTGTTTTTTTTCTTTCTGTATTCTTCGTATAAAGGCGTAATATATTATTTGTGTAAAGTATGCGAATGGATTATTTGATTTTTCAGGATTGAAATTATCAAGATATTGTAAACAGTTTTCTATACCATCAGAAATCATATCATCTCTAAATGTATAGTTAATAAAGTTTGGTCTATATGATAGATGATTTGCAATCTTTAAAAAGCATTCACCTATATAGTTTGTTACAGGTGGTTTTTCTTCACCTGAATTTTCAGATTCAATACAAGCATTTCTATACTCCGTCATTGCGGCTAGAAACTCTTTATTGTTTACATAATGTTCTTTCTTTTTTTCACTTTTCATGTTTTACATTATACTCCATAATACAGTAAATGTCAATGCTGGTTAGTATTTTTTCGTTTTTCGTTTGCCTGTTTTTTTATAATACCAATCACGCTTGACATTCTTTGCCATTTGTGTTATTTTAGCTGTGTTATTCAGCGCCGGTTAGAGTAGCTAGTGTTTAGTAGTACCATCAAGGTCTTCAAAGATTTCATTTAACTTTTCAGATATACTATCATCTAATTGTTCTCTATCATATCTATCTTGTTTGTGTTCAGTCATGGTCGCCTTATCATACCCATTAGATACATTTTTATATGAGTTAGTCATAGCCTTACCAGCAGATGTGATAGTCATTATCTTGTCTTTAGGTATAGAAATAATAGAATCATCTGAATATGAAGTCCATTTAATAAGAGCAACATAATCTTTAAGACCCATTTCTTCCATAGCAGGTATGTATTTTATTTGTAAAGGTTTATCAATTTTAACAAGCGGCGATTTCTCATCTAACAGTTCTTGTGGTATCGTACAAACGATATCATCTCCATTAACTAATTTTATTATTTTAATACTTTCCATGAAACTCTCCTTTATAACTCGACATTGTGAATGTCATAGTCAAATCCTTCTTCGTTGTATATATTTATTCGTTCTCTAAAGTGTGATAATGTATAGTTTTCTTCTTCTTGATATGATAGGTCATCAGATATATCATATAAATGTGCCATTGATTTATTGTCTTTTAATCTAAGACCACGACCAATAGACTGTAAGTTTCTAATTCTAGATTTACTAGGACTACTAAATACTATATTGTGTAGATTACGAATATTTATACCTGTACTAAATGTGCCATAACTTGCAATAATTATCGCATTATCAGACTTTTCTGTCAAGGCTCTAATCTTTTCTCTTTCTTCTGCCTCAACACCACCATAAACAAAAAATACTTGTTTGTCTTTATTTTTTTCTTCTATTAGTTGTTTTAATATCATACCATGTTTTTCTACATATTGAAACAGGCAAAGTGAATTTCCTTTTAAACCTAAACATAGATTTCTAATATAGTTATTTCTTTTAGTATTAGATACGAGGAAGTCCATTTCCTCTTGATATGTCTTACCTCTAAGAAAGTCTATTGACATCTTTTCATGTTTTAAAACTAAACAATGTATTTTCAGTTGTGCTAGATGTTCTTTTTCTTGAAGTTCTGTGGTTGATACTATCTTATTCACAGCACCAAATAAACCCTCTAAAACTAACTTGTGGGTCTTGCTATCATCAAGTGTGCCTGTAAGACCAATACGATACTTACAGTTTTCTAATCTTGCCATAATTTTAGTTAAAGAAACTGCCTTAAACAAGTGAGCTTCATCACCGACAACCATACCAAACTGTTTAAACCATTTCTTATCTTGTTTATAGATTGATTGCCATGTGCTGATATATACTCTTTTATTACTTTCTTTTTCATGCCCTTGATATATTCTATGGACATTCTTTAAACTATCATAACCATAGTCTTTAAAATCTTTATATAATTGTTCTACTAAAGAAGTAGTCGGTACTACTATAAGAATTTTATTGTTTTCTTCTTCTTTCAGGCGTATCAGATTAAAACGAATCATCAGATAAATTATTAGAGATTTTCCCGAGGCCGTCGGAGATAACATTAAACACCTCGATTTCACCATAGAGTAAATAAACGCCGATTTTTGGTAATCTCTTACTTCAAAAGGTATGTTTAATTTCTTGATAAAACTATCTACTAGTTCAGTATCTACACTGGCATCCTTTATGTCTGTTCTGTCCACTACTTCAACATCATTCTCTTGACACCAGTTAAGTAAGTATGGATATAGACCTGTATAGATTTGACCATTAGTGTAAGAAAATAACCTGATTTTACCATCCCACCTTCTATTTCTAACAGAAGGCATAAACTTAGCACCAGGCACTTCAAAGGTAAAATGTGAACCTAAATCTCTACGAACATCTTCATCAGCGTCTACTACTAAGTGTACATCATCTTTCTTTGTAAGTATCAGATTTCTCATACCCATGGTTTTCCTAGTACCCAACCGACTAATGATTTTCGTATACCTTTAGTTACAGGTGTTACTCTATGCCATAAAAATGAAGGAAAGAATATAATATCACCAACATTCAAATTAGTAAAATTATGTAATATATCTTCATTCTTTGGATTGCAATTTGCACATTCTAACATACCACCTTCATAATCATTGTTTAGTATAACAGAAAAAGAGATTTTTCTAATTAGACCATCATCATAAGGTTTACTGTGTGAATCTATATGCCATTTGTAGTGGTCATCTACATTGTATACTGAATATTGCATTGGTTCTATTTTTTTTATCTGAAACTTCCAACCTGCTTTCAAGTTTATCTGAATAGTTTTACTGATAAGAAGTTTATGTAATTGTTTGTCATTTATCCAAGATACTTTACTACTTCTATTTTTATTATCACCATCTTGTATTTTAGATTCTTCAAATTTTTTAGATTCACCAATCTGAATTATTTTGTTACACTCATCAGGTGTAAGTGCATTGGGATATAACATGACATCATTAGTTAAATACATTAGATAGCACCAGAAGTAAACTTTCTCCATTCAATAGAGTTGCGAATTTGCCAATCTCGATTACTAATTTGTCTAAGTGTTCTGTCTAAATAATTGACAACCGTTTCCAAGTAGTCTATTTTTTGTGATGACTTAATTAGTTCTTCATCAGATTCAAGATACTTATCTACATCTGATTTCATAATTTTTAAGTTAAAGGGTTTGTCTTGATATATCTTTGGACTTGCTTTACCAGTATAGTATTCCCACTTTACTCTTTTGAGAATTTTATAATCAGATTCAGCTCTAGCTAATAACAGTTTAAAGTTATTTAGATGTTTAAGATATTTGTTGTGTAGTTGAGGTGTTTTTAAAGATTCTAAATCTAATTCAGCCTCGTTTATTTTGAGGTCTTTACCGACCTGCTCTTGTAGTTCTTCTAATGTCATAATCTATCCATTATATAATAAAACCAACGAAATGTCAAGCTTTATGTAGTTGTTTCAGTTGTTGTTGCACTTCCGACAGTTGCAAATTCGTATATCTGATAATTAAATGATACACTTGCAGATAGATAAGAAGTATCTCCTGCTTGTTGGTCGTAAGTTAATCCAGATAAAGATGTTGGATATAAATCTACATATCTTACTTCTATAATCGGATTGTTTTTACTAGACAATACTGTTAAACTGGCATCCGAATATTGAGCACCAACATCAAATCCTACATCATCTACTTTACCTGCCTCTCTACTATTTGCAGTTGCATTGCCTGTAGGAAATCTATCCTTACCAGCGTTTATAAAAGTTTCAAATTGTGTATGACTTTTAGGAAAACCTAGACCTGTTAACCAACCATGTATTTCACGATAGTTCTCTAAGTTTTCATCTACTAAAAAGTCTACATTTAAAGCACTATATGTTAGAGTATCACCAGGTATTGGTATATCTATCAATGATGTTGCTTGTGTTGTAGAACCTAATGTAATACCAGGTATATTTACAGATGTACAGAAAAACTCTACCTTAGGCAGTTTGATTATATTAAACTTAAATTGGGTTGCAGCCGCATAGTCTAACTTAGTAGGTTGTCTGTTTAATGAGTTTGTTTCAGTCATACTATTATTTATATGATTCGTAAGTGTGGATTAGTAGAAAAAGAAAAGGGCTGTTCAGAACAGCCCGATTCAATTTGTTTACTTTCGAGAAAGCAACAACATCAATTACATGATGTTTGCTACTTGTACTCTACGATAGTATCTGTTACTATTTGCAGAACCACTACCGTTAATAACAGCAGCGTCGCCTACAGCAGCTTCAGCAAATGGGTTAGCTTGTAAACCATATCTGGTTTTAAACCCAATTTTTGGTTGGAAAGTATCTTGACCAACAGCACGAACCATTTGTAGTGGTACATACGGACAGTAGAACATTCCACTATCATATGGTGAAGAACCTTTGTAACCTACTACAAAGTATTGTTTAGCTGTGTTATTAGCAGCATATGGGTCAATATAAACTTTATATTTACCATTTAGAACACCAGCAAAAGTGTTTCCTGTGTCATCAACAGATAAATTGTTGTTTAACGCAGGAGCGTAATCTAATACACCAGCCATTTGAAGTGCAGAAGCAACATCAGATGAACAGATAATTAAGTTACCTTTCCCTCTACGAGTTCTTTGTGCTATAACATTAGCTTCTCTTTCTACTTGGAACATAAGACCTTTGAATCTTTCAACAGACCATCTGCCGTTAGAATCAGTATCTAAGTCAAATATACCTTCAGTAGTTGTGTTTACTGTACC